AGTATAATGAGCTTGACCAAGAGCTATTGCGGTTGAGCGAGACTGGTATTGGCGTGTTCCCGTTTCACCGTGACCGTGTGGATGGGCTGAAATTAAACAGTGAACAATACAACCAGTATGTCCGGTATATCAACGAAGTAGATGGCAGCGGTAAGCTGCTGGGTGAGCTGGGTTATGACCCGGAAGAAACGCTCTTGAATGCTTTGCAAAATGAACTCAAAGACCCCGACAGTGGATACTTTGATTTGCCAACAGATGAGGACAGATTCAAACAATTAAATGGTGTTTTGTCCGAGAGAAAGTCAGCGGCAAGAAAACGATTGATAGAATCTGACCCAGAGCTTGAGGCCCGAATATTTATGCAAACCCCATAAGGTGACAAAGTTGTGAGATTAATGTACAAATATCAAAAGGTAGGATTGGAACATGGCAACATTTTCTGTAAATGACCAGACCCGGCGCGTCGTAGCAAGTGGCTCTGCTGAGGTCAGTTTCAGCTTCCAGGTCAATGCGACATCTGACGTAAAGGTGTTTGTAGACGGTGTGCAGAAAACAGAAAGCACACACTATGACATTAAGACAAGCGCAGATGCGGCTGGCCTAAACACGGACGGCACCGGCAAGGTTGTGTTTACAACCGGCAACGTACCGGCAGGCACTACCACTGTAACAATATTATCTGACATACCAGCGGCCAGAACGAGCGTGTACACATCTGGAGGCAACATCACAGCCGCTAGTCTTGAAGACGACTTTGACACAATGGCTATGCTTATCGGTGACCGCGAAGAACGTGATGCCCGTGCCTTACTTGCCCCGGTGCAAGACCCAACCACAATTGACATGACACTGCCCGACAAGACGGCTAGAGCTGGCAAGTCACTTGGTTTTAACAGTTCAACTGGCAACCCGGAAGCCATTGAGCAAGTGACTGGCGCGGCGGTCAATGTCTCCACTGTTTCGGCTGGCGGTTCTGCCACGGCATCTGTCAGCGTGTCTGGCGGCACGGCAACATTTAGTTTGGGCATTCCAACTGGAGCCACTGGCGCGACGGGTGCAACCGGAGCAACGGGCGCTACAGGCGCAACGGGCGCACAAGGTCCAACTGGAGCCACTGGCGCTCAAGGCCCACAAGGCCCTCAAGGTCCAGCGGGTAGCGGCACGGGCGACCTTCTGGCCTCAAACAATCTAAGTGACCTTGCTAACGCAGGCACTGCCCGGACAAACCTCGGCCTTGGCACTATAGCAACCCAGGCTGATAACTCGGTCAACATTGATGGCGGTGCTATTGATGGGGTCACGATTGGCACAAACAGCGCGGTAACAGACTTGCGCGTTGATAATCTCAAGCTCGATGGCAACGCTGTTACATCAACCAACACCAATGGCACAATAGACCTGACAGCCGATGGCACGGGCAATGTTGTTGTGAAAGGCAATACCAATCCCGGCACTGTAGTTTTTAACTGTGAAAACAACACTCATGGTCAAACTGTCAAGGCGCAACCGCACTCTGCCAATGTAACAAACACGCTGACACTGCCGCCCGGCGGTGATGGTGAACTGGTCAGCACTGTAGCAACCCAGACACTGACAAACAAAAGCATAGCCGCATCACAGCTTACAGGTGCATTGCCAGCCATTGATGGGTCAAGTCTTACAGGCATATCTGCTGGTGCAACGGGCGGCGGCTCAGACCAAATTTTCTATGAAAACGGTCAGAACGTCACAGCAGATTACACAATAACCAATGGCAAAAACGCTATGTCTGCTGGGCCAATCACAATCAACTCAGGCGTAACTGTTACAGTTGGCTCTGGCGAAACGTATACGGTGGTTTAAATGAGTACATTAAAAGCAGATACGATACAAAGCACAGGCGGCGGTGCAGCTACGCTAACTAACCAGAGTGCGGCAAAGTGCTTTCAAAAATTTACTGTGGCGGGTGCAAATGAAGAAAGTTTCAACGCAAGCACATTGACAGACAGTAGCGCTGGTGATTTCAGCATCAATTTCATAAATAATATGAACACAACCACTTATACAGTAAATTCTAATGTTTATGCGTCTGCTGACCGAAGTGCAAATTGTGACCAGCACACTACCGCTCAAGTGGGTATAGCAACTTGGTATAACTTATCACGTTCAGAGGATAGCATTGTGTCGGCATCTGGTATGGTTCACGGGAGTTTAGCATGAGTGAGATAAAAACAAACAAACTCACTGGCACAAGCACTGCTGGGTCTATTCTTGTAACAGCTGAAGGTAATAGCACGACTACTAATTTGCAGCAGGGGTTGTGCAAAGCTTGGATAACCTATACCAGCACAAGCTATGCGATTGGTGATTCACTAAATTGCACTACTGCTTCAGACGGTGGCACTGGAGACTTTACCACAAATTTTGTAAATAATTTTGGAAGTGAAAACATTACGTGTGGTGGAACATCAACCTACAACACTAATATCTCTTATCGCGGCGCAAACAGTCACACTTCATCTTCAGTAGGATGTGCCTTGATTGCAGCTAATGGTAGTCAACCAGACGCAGATTTTTCGTATGGTGACAGTATCGGTTTGAATTATCACGGAGACTTAGCGTAATGGCAGGTAAACTTGTAGCAGACCAAATAGAGCACAGTACCGCTGGGTTGATTGGCACAAATTATCTTAAAGAAGGTACAAAGTGTTGGTTGCGTTATAATCAAAGCACAGATTCAGTGCTAGACAGTTTCAACACAAGCTCAGTTGCCGATACGACAACTGGCAAATATACACCTGCTTTTACAAATAACATGAGTTCATCAACAGATTTTGCAGCCTCTGTTACAAGACAAGCAGTTGCCAGCTTTAATCATAATGTCAATTACACAGAGTCTGAGACATCAAGCAATACTCTTGTTTTTACCGTTGAAAATGCAACCCATATTGATGGTGTAAACAATCATTTCTCCATACCCGGTGGGGTGTTGGCATGATTAAAACACCAGACTTTCAAGGCACTCACCTGTTTGACCGTCTGTGTTGGGCAAAGGAAAATCTTGAGCCGCATCAGTCTGAGTACCGCGTTGTATTTGAAGACAGCGTAGACGAATGTGCCAAGGTTCTTATACCTGACCCAAACTGGATGGCTTGTGCGCTACAGGGCGGTATTCTACCGCCTGTGTGGGTATACTGGGAACTAGCCAAAGATGAAGCACAACCAGATTTTAAGAAGCATACCCGTGGTTATTTGCTCCATAATACTGAGCCTGTAGAGGCGATGACAGAAGAGCAAGCCTTGGAATATCTCATAATGAAAGACTGCCCACAACATGTGTGGCGAAACTGGAATGAAGGCAACAAACCTAAAATAGTTATCTGCCGCAAAGAGCAACTGCCAGCTACCCGTGAGTGGCGCAACTCTTGGAAAATATCAGACGATTTACAAACCGAAGAAAAGGCCGCATAGGAGAATATCATGGCTGTAACAACTTACATTGTAGATAAAAACGGCAAGCAGATTGATTCTGCTGATTTAACAAGCAAGCCCAGTGACCGACATTTTCGTAACGCTTGGGTTCTGTCTGGCAAGGTCATCAGTGAGGACATGACTGCTGCAAAAGTTATCTTCAAAGATAAAATCCGTGAAGTGCGTCAGCCACTGCTTGAGGCAGAGGATGTCGCGTATATGAAGGCGCTTGAGGCAGAGGATGCATCTGCAAAGACTGCATCTGTGGCAAAGAAAAAAGCCTTGCGTGATGCGCCAGCCGCGTCAGCAATCGACAGCGCAGACACCATTGCCAAGCTTAAAGCGGCTTGGGATACCAGCGTTCTTGGTGCTAGTCCGTATGCGTGAGGTGTACAATGTGCAATCCTATTGATTGGTTATTGAACAAACTGAAGAGGCTCTTTATGCCACACCTGTATGACTTGAATCCGAAACTAAAGCCAAGGGCTAAGAAAGCCCCCACGGCTGCTGTCAAGAAAAAGCCCGGTCGGCCTAAAAAGGCGGCGGCAAAGAAATAGAATGGAGCCAATTACTACAGCCATCGCTGCCGTCACGGCTGCTAGTAAGGCCATAGATTTTATCAAAGCCAGAATAAATGATGTGCAGTCTGTTTCAGAAATAAGCGAGCAAGTCAGTACACTATTTAAGGCACAGCAAAAACTGAACGAGGAGCGAAACAAGCAGGCTGGCGTTGGTGATGTCCCAAATATCCGCACTTCAATAGACGCTGTATTGGAAGCCAAAAAACTGCAACAGGACATGCGAGAAATTGCCACCTTAATTTGCCTCCGCTGGCCGAGGCCAGCAGATCAGCCGAGTACATGGCAGGAGATATTGAACCATCATAATCAGGCATTGCGGGAACAGAAAGAGGCGCGGCGCAAAGCAGAAATTGAGGCCCGTCGCAAGCGCCACCAAATGGAGGAGAACATCAAAGCAGCGTTATTGGCAGGGCTGTGTATTGCGATTGGCGCGGGTGCGCTCGTTCTGATGTTTAGTTTTATTTCGAGGGTGTGATGGCAGACTGGTGGAAGAGATATCTGCAATTCAATGTCACCGCGAAGCTAACCATGATTGCTTCGGTTGCAATGTCCTGGCGTTGTGCTGAATGGTTCATGGGACTGGAAGAACCCACAACACAGCAGTCAGCTTTTGTTAGTGTCATCATGGGTGTGATGACCGGCGTTTATGGCATTTATCTTGGTAAAGAAGCAAGGACACCAAAGGAATGACAGAGATACATCATACTGTAGAAACCTTGTTTGTTCTGGTGATTACGATGTTTGGCAACGATGGCTCGGTAAATCATCCGATAGGCCACATACAACTGAATCAGCCGATGCTTGAGAGTCAGTGTTATCACTTGCTCAGTGAAGGCATGTTTTCGCAAATTACAAACAATGAATTTTATTTTATGCACCCGTCGTGTGAAGCGCTCGATTGTGAGTCACAGGAGAATTGCAGTTGATACAAGCATTGATTGGCCCAATTGCCTCACTGGCTGGGAGCTGGATGGAGAGCAAGGTTGAACAGACCAAGGCAAAAGGCAGAGTCGCTCAAGCAAAAGCAGAGGCCGAAGCCGAGGTAATGAAAGTCGCAGCCACTCACGAAGCTGGCTGGGAAAAGATAATGGCACAGTCCTCTGATAATAGTTGGAAGGACGAGGCGTGGACGATTTTGTTTATTGTCATAATCGCTATGTGCTTTATTCCGTTTACACAACCGTATGTCGAAGAAGGCTTTGCGGCTCTTTCTCGTACACCAGAGTGGTTCCAGTGGGCGATGTACGCCAGCATAGGCGCGAGCTTCGGCATCCGAGGCATCAAAGGATTCCGAAAATGAAACTGTCCGAAAACTTCTCACTTGCCGAAATGACAAAGAGCCAGACAGCTTTGCGTAAGGGCATTGACAATATCCCTGACCAGACAAGTATCGACAACATGGCAAAGCTTTGCACCGAAATACTACAGCCTGTGCGCGACCATTACGGTATACCCTTCACCCCAAGTTCTGGATACCGTTGCCCAGAGCTGTGCATTGCTGTCGGCAGCAACATCAAAAGCCAACACGCCAAGGGACAGGCAGCAGACTTCGAAGTGCCGGGCATCAGCAACATGGAGCTGGCTGAGTTCATTATTGAAACCCTGCCCTTTGACCAGCTAATCCTAGAATGTTTCACGGGTGGCAATACTGGCTGGGTTCATTGCTCTTATGTGCATGAGCCGAGGAAAGAAGTGCTGACGTATGACCGAGCAAATGGTTACAGGAAGGGGCTGATAGGATGAGAAGGTTTGAGAAGGTTCCAAAAGATAAGGAAAGCGGTATCCCAAAAAAGTATGTCACCGGCAGTAAGAACCCAGACAAAACTCGCGCAGAAATCAAACGGACTCGACGCCTTTACAAAATGGGCATGCTGACTCCGGCGATGATGGACCGCATCAGCAAACAGAGGAGTAAAACCTGATGGCAAAATTTGACAGCATCCCCGGCGCTGGACGGTTCAGCCAAAGCACACTGAACAAGGTGTATCGTAGAGGGTTGGGGGCGTTCTATAGCTCTGGCAGTAGACCCGGTCAGAGCGCACACAGTTGGGCTATGGGCCGCGTTAAATCCTTTGTCAGTGGGAAAGGTGGAGCGCGGAGAGCTGACAAAGATTTACTGAAAGGTAAGAAGTAATGGCAAAGACAGCAAAGAAAAAAGAGTTTGACCGGAAGGTTGCCGCCAAGGCAATGACCCTGATGAAGGAAGGCAAGCCCCGCAAGCAAGCGTTTGCTATTGCGTACGGGATGGTTGGTGAAAAGGCTAAAGGAGCAAAGGCATGATTGACCCCAATAAACAGGCAGAGGCATTCGCAAAATTTATCAACTTTGTTTTGAAACCGAGCGCTAAAACAGCCGCGGGTTTACAAGGTGTTATAAAAAAGAAAAACAGGCCCAAAGCAACAAGAAAAATTACGAATCAAGGCGGGGGGGTTGCCGTCCCCCGCGCTCGACGAAATCAAGTAAGCCTGATGAAACCTCTCGACACAAATGACGAGGAGCTGGTCACAAAATTGTAATTGACCTTGCTTTGCCCGGCAACACGGCTATCCAGCCCCGCTCCTGCAAAGCAAACAGATGCCGGTGAACGGATGTCGGACTGGTACGCTGCTGCATCACTTGCTGTCCATCAATCTGCCCAACACCAATCTCACGCACTGATGGGTAGTAGCCTTTGGTTTTATGATACAGGCGCAGAAAGTCAAACACCTGACGCTGTTTAGGAGTTAGGCCAGCTTTGGTCATCGTTGCCCCCCTTCTCTTCGACTGATAGTTGCTTGTTGTAATCAAGGCGCTTCTGCTTCAGCTCGGTGTTTAGTTCCAAGTCAATACTGTTGAGCGCGTCTATGTTGACTTGCTCCAGCTCTTTGAGCTTGGTTCGCCGCGTAGCATGAGGCAGCTTCTCAGCCTGCCGCATCGCCAGCATCAGCTCTGCATATCGAGCCGCCCACTCTTCTTGCATCTGATATTGCTCTGATTCACGCCCCGGTATAGCCAGCGTCAACATCGTTGGAGGCTCTATGTCATTGCTGGCGCTCTGAGCCTCACTGACGGCCTCTAGGATATTTTCTACAGTATCACCCTCAGACCCAACCAATGGTGCTTGTACGGTCTTTACAGCCTGATTTTTTTCTGGGTCCGGGTAGTCCCTCGCCTCTTCGGTGGTGATAATGCCTGCGAGCGCATCAGCAAATGCATCACGCAGGGCAAAACCTCTGGCTCGTAGCGCCAGCATCCGGTTTGGGTAAGCCTTCCAGGCACCACCCTTGCTGATCAGCCCGGCTGTCTGGGCCTCTTGAATTGAAAAGGTGCGCTTGGTTACTTCAACCTCACCGTCTGGCAAAGCGCGTTTGACCTCA